AGCGATCCGGTTAAACATCGATAACAATCCTAATAGTGATCAGATTGATAAGTTAAAACAATTATGTGAAAATGTATTGCAGCCGGTACGTGATCAATTTGGTAGAGTGAAGGTTACATCAGGCTTCAGGTCTCCGGAATTATGTAGAGCAATAGGTAGTAGTGAAAAATCTCAGCATGCAGATGCCTGCGCTGCAGACTTCGAAGTATTGGGTGTGGATAATGCTGAAGTTGCAAATTAAATACATAAGAACCTTGAGACAGATCAATTGATTTTAGAATTTTATACGCCAGGAGAACCTAACTCTGGATGGATACATGCAAGTTACATACCATACCAGCCAAGAAGACAGTTCTTACATGCGTATAGAGAAGATAAGAAAGTAAAATATAAACCAATTATAGGAAAAGCAAGAGATCTTGTGTGAACACTTTAATAATTGATAATTTTTTATCACAAAAAGAATGTGATTTCTTAATTAATTTTTATAAATTAAATGAAAAAAAATCTTTTTTATTTCGTGATGTGTATCCTATTCATTTAGATATAAATGATTCTAAAATTAATTTTTTAGTAAAAAAAATTGAAACAACTTCAAAGTTATTTAATTCTAAAATAGATTGGTTTCAAATAGTTAAATGGCCTATAAATTCAAAACAAGATTTGCATTTTGATGATGCAAGTGATGAAACAACTTTTTCTTCAATAATTTATTTAAATCAAAATTTTAAAGGAGGTCAAACTTATTACGAAGATAGTACAAGTATTCAGCCTATTTCAGGTAGGGGGTTGTTTTTTGATGGTAATTTCTATAAACATGGTGTAAAAAAAGTTGAAAAAAATAAAAGATATGTTGTAGCAACATGGTTTAAAAAATTATGACGAAAGAATTCAAAACATTTAATAAAATAGATACCGTACATGGTGTTTGTGAAGAGTGCCAGGAAGATACAATTTTAGTTGCAATCGTTTCAGATTTTTATAGATGCACAAACTGTGGACACGATACTAAACAACATATCAATGGACGCATTAGATATTTAAAATTAGATGAGTCTGATAAGAAATGGATCAAAGAAAATTATATTAAGTAATGGCTAAAAAATTTAAAGATCATGTGGTAAGAGACAAGCCTAAGAAAAGAGGCAGCCGTCAACATAAGAAATCATTAAACAAGAACGAAAAAAGACAGAAACGGACCCGACGTTACAAGGGCCAAGGTAAAGGCTAGATGCTTTTTCCTACTGTAACATGTGTAGACAATTTTTTTGATGACCCTGATTTAATTGTTAAAAAATCTAAAGAATTTAAATATAAAATTAATGGCCTTAGTTCAGGTAAGAGATCGAACCCATTACATGAAACGGATTGGGAATTTTTTAATTGGGTAAATAGTAAAATAATAAGTGTTATTTATTTTAACTCTAATGATAAAATAAATTATAAAGCAAATACTTATTTTGATAAAGTTAAAAAATCTGATCATGATAATTGGGTGCATAGTGATAATAATACTGTGTTAGCTGCTATTATTTATTTAAATAAAGAAAACACAGCTGGGACATCTATATTTAAGAAAAAAGGTTTTTTCACTGAAGTGCTAAATAAAACTAAAAAAGAAAAATATGATTATTATAAAAGAGGTCATGAAATGAATAAAAAAGAACTTAATAAAATTAAAAAAGTCAAAGAATTTAATAATAATCATTTTGAAAAAACTTTTCATTTTGAAGGTATTTATAACAGGCTTATTCTTTTTGATGCTAATTGTCTTCATTCTTTTAATGGAATGACTGAAGCTCAAAAAAATCAAGAAAGATTAACTTTAATTTCTTTTTTTAGTCATATTGAAAATGAAGAAAAAAATACAGATTTTCCGATACCTAAAATGAGAACTATTTAACAAAGCTAAAGGGTTCAGGCCTCAGGCTTCTCTTTATTGTCTGTTTTTTCACACATAAATTTAGGATAAAGTTCCATAGTATTTACTACATCTTGTGTAAATAACTCACCATCAAACAATATAAAGTAAGACTCACCGAGTCCTTTTTGTACACACTCTGCGTGTGTATCATAAAATCTATTATACTCATGTTTTTCAAAAGGTACTTCAGCGCACTGCTGCGTTACTACTGAACAAATGTATATTGTGAGAAAAAATTTCATTGACTTAATCTTGTAATAGTTTATAATTATCCTATATTAAATATTGTAATATAAATTTATGAAAGGATATATTAATGACGGACGTAAGTAAATATAAATCTGTCGCTCTTTCACACACTAGTTGTGATAAGCTCGATAAGATAAGAAAGGTAATTGTACCTGAGGTTTCGGTTTCAAGGGCCAAGGCTTTAGATATTATAATTAACGAGAAAGTGAGGAAAATGAATGGCAAGCTCTCTAAGTAGTTTATTTTCAAAAACTATAGATCTAAATCCCAAAAAAGATCCCATGACAGTGTTATGGAGAAATGTTTTGACTGTTGGAATTGAAGATTTGTTAAAGAAAAAAGAACTTCAAATAAAATTTGATATGAGAAAATCATATTCAGTAGAAGAAATGTGGTTTAATCATGAAGATTTTGATTTAATATGTGAATATTCTGAACTAGAACCTAAAATAGTTAAGAAAAGAGTATATGAAACAATTGAAAGAATGGAGAATCGATATGCAAACAAAGACAATTTGCCAAAGATGCCTTGGCAATGGTTATATAAAAGTGAAGAAATCAGTAGACAACCCGGAAGACATAATCGAACAATGTCCGATGTGTCGTAGTCAAGGAGAAATAATGATAGATAGACAAAGAATGAATAGCATAAAAACAGAAAGACTTTTGTTGGAGTCTAAATTAGTTAAAGAATTAAATGGAATGATTAAAAAATTAAATGATGAAGTTGATATGTTAACTAAACAAAAAGTTTATTTACAATCTAAACTAAGAGAAAAGGAGAAAACTGATGATCAGAGGAGATAGTACAGATTATGATTTATTGGATAAATGGTCTAAGGACTTTGACTGTCAAGGTTATAAAACTTGTGAGATTGGTGTTCGAGAAGGACTGGGATCTAAAATTATTATGGATAATGTTGTTAATAACTATATACACGTGGGTGTCGATCCTTACGGGAATCTAGAGTATCAACATTATGATGACACTGGTTCTTATACCTGTGATTATACAGATGAGATGCGAGACACCATGTTAAAAGATTTTTTACCTTATCGTAACGAAGGTAAATTTACTTTATGCAACATGACCGATACACAATTTATGAATGCAACTGAACACAAAGATTCTAAGTTTGCGTTCGTTCATTTTGATGGTCCACATATGACTCGAGATGTAATTACCGAGGCTGTATGGTTTGCAAATAGAGCAGCACCTAATACAAGATTTGTTTTTGATGACCATAATAAATATGGAATGAGTGTTATAGCTAATTTACTTTTGTATTATGATTTCAAAACAGTTGAGATGGGTCAAAATAAATGTTTATTGGAGAAAAAATAATGGCAATAGTAAAAGCTAAATCTGGTAAAGAATATTTTTATTCTACTAAAAAATATTCAGATTATGATCTTAGAAAAATAAAATATGATTTTATAAACATACCTAAAGAAGCTTCAGATAAATTAAAAAAATTATCTAAAAATTTTAAGTATGGTAAAGAATTAAAACGAGGTAAAACTATTGAAGCAATGGCATGGCAGTATGACATTATTAAAAATACTGATCGTGCTATTGTTTGGAGAGATGGAAAATTTGAAGTAATAGAAAATGAATTATAGGTATTGCAAACATCACGACATAGATACTATAGAAAATCCTGAGTTTTTTTCTAAAGTTAAATCTGGTAAGTATATATGGATAAAATGTGTTTTATGTCATAGAGAAGCACAGGTAAGATATAAATCTAAACCTGGAATGGAACAAATACTAAAAGAAAGAGAAAGAATTAGAATCGAAAACCCTGAGGGAAAACTAAAAGCAAGAATAAGAAAATTAAAATTTATGAAAAATAATAAAGCACATATAAATAGTTATAATAGAATATATTACAAAAATAGAAAACAAAAAGACCCTTCATATAAACTTATAAAAAATTTAAGAACTAGATTATGGCATACTTTAAAAAGACAAAAAAAATCAAATTCAACATTAAAATTAACTGGATGTAGTTTAGAAGAATTAAAAAAACATTTAGAAAAAAAATTTGAAGACGGAATGAATTGGAATAATTATGGAGTTTGGCACGTAGATCATATTATACCTTGTGCTAATTTTGATTTATCCGACCCTGAACAACAAAAAATTTGTTTTCATTACACTAACCTTCAACCCATGTGGGGAGAAAAAAATATACAGAAAGGATCACGATTAATATGAACAAAAAACAATTAGAAAAAACTATAAAGAAACATGAAGCGATAGTTGAAAAAACTAGTAAAGCAAAAGTAGCTGCTTTAGTTAGAGCTCGAAGAGCTGAGTTTTGGATTAAAGAAAATTCAGAACAATACGATAAATTAATTAGAAGATACAATGAAGTAAATGATGTGATTAAAGGTCTAATTGAAATTAAAAATTTTCCTTTTTGGATGCATATTATTGCTCATGTAAATATATTTTTACAGGATCCAATTAAATATATTTTTGCAAGACCTAAAATGAAATCTAGATTGGTTAAAGAATACTGGGGTTTCAAAAGAATTAAAAAAGAATGGGAAGACGATTTTAAATTTACTGAAAGTAAAATAGAAGAAGATTATGAATTTGTAGAAGATGCAACAAAATTTATAGCAAACCATAAAAAACTTCTAACAAAGTGTAAAACAATTTTAAGAAAGGCTAAAAATGATTAAGACAAAACAATTCGACTACCCAACGTCAACACGTGCTATGGTTGATGGTAAAAGAGTTTATAGTATCAATGGTGAAGCACTACCATCGGTGACTACTATATTACAAGCAACCGAGCCTCCTGAGAAGAAAGCGAAATTAGAGGCCTGGAAGAAAAGAGTCGGAGCCGATAACGCTGATAAGATAAGAGATCAAGCTGCGGCCCGGGGTTCTATTTTGCATAGAATCGTTGAAAACTATATAACCGATACAAAGCACCTGGATTTAACTGATATGGGTCAGCATGCCCATAAAATGGCCGATATTCTCATTGAGAGCGCCATAGACAGCCGTTTGAGTGAAGTGTGGGGTGTAGAGCCATATTTAGCGTATCAAGGCCTATTTGCCGGTCAAACGGACCTTATAGGCATACATGATGGTAAGATTACAGTGTGTGATCATAAGAATGCTAATAAACCTAAACAAAAAGAATGGCTCCATGATTCTTATAGAATACAACTTGCAGCATATGCTCTTGCTTTTGAAGATATGTTTGGTGAACATATACCACGTGGTATTAATTTCATT